ATGGTGGTAAAAGAAATAGTAACAAAAGACAAGACATCTGCCGATAATGTAGAGAAACTGATAAGAAACCTAGCAGAACAGCACAAAATACCACAAAAAAACATCATAATAGATAGTGATGGAGTAGGTCAATACCTCTCTCATTACATGAAAGGAGTGCAACCTTTCGTAAATAATGCCAAAGCTTTAAATAAAGAAAGTTATCAGAATTTAAAAACTCAATGCTATTATAAGCTTGCAGAACAGATAAATGTAGGAAATATATGGTTAAGATGCAATGATACTGACCTTAGAAACAAAATAATAGAAGAATTAGAGGTTATTAGAAGAAAAAACATGGATAATGATAGTAAACTGGCAATTTTATCAAAAAAAGAAATGAAAGCTGTTTTAGGACACTCTCCAGACTTTGCAGATGCTCTTATGATGAGAATGAGATATTTATTTAAAGGAGGTAACAGAATACTTGGCTGGAGGTAGAAAGTGATTTTTTGTTCCATAAAGTTCCAGATGATTTTCGTTATATTGTATAATGGATAAATATGTTGAGATTTATTGCCTAAACAAGTTACACTCTAAGTTGGTTTGTAATTTTTTAAAGGATTTACAAGATATTGTTGATGATGCCACTTATTATGATGAAGATGTTTTTAGTTTTGAAGAAGTTATTGAGCAATGTGTTGTTTATCACAATAAACTAGGAGCTGCTTGTGTTGAAGGAGATGTTGAAATTAAAAATTGGTATCATTCATTAGCAAATAATGTTTACTGGGCTACTAATGGTTATTTTGCAGCTCTTGAAAACGAAGGTAATATAATGATTTATAAGAAAAAAGTTATATCTTTGATTGAAAATTTTATACTAGAGCTTGACCTAGCTTTAGTTATAGATCCTTTAACTTATGCAGATGGAAAAATAAATCTAAACTAATGACAGAATTTAATTACAATGATCACACAATAGAGCTTCCAGATAATTGGATGGAAGTTACTTTTGTGCAATTTACTGGATTTACTAAGCTAATACATACATTTGTAAATAGAGAATCTGAAAACAAAGGTGATGAATCAAAAGAATGGGAAAATGCTCTTTTAGATTTAAAAGACAATACTCAGATACTTTGTTATTGGTCTAAGCTTACAGAAGAACAAGTAAGCATGTTAGACATAGATGCTGCTGGTAAATTAATGAGCCATTTAACATTTTTAAACGAGTCATATATTCCTATACATATAGATTCATTTGTATTGAATGAACAAAAATTTTACTTACCAGAAGAATTTATGCAAAAATCATCTTTTGGTAGATATATAGAAGCAGAACAGTTGGAGTTACATAGTAATATGTTAGATAAGGGTAATTTAGATATATTGCCAAGACAAATTGCTATACTTTGTAAAAAAGAAGGGGAAAGTGAAAAGCTAGATGATGCGATAATAGACAAACGAGCAGAGATGTTTAAACAATTAGATATGGCAACCATTTGGGATGTCAGTTTTTTTTTGAACAAGTTAGAACAAAGATTAGTGATCAGTTCCCTAACTTATCAGGAGAAGGAGGAGATGCTAAAGCAAGAATTGCAGCAAAATCAACAATAGATGGTTATGGTTGGTTAAATTCTTTGTATAACATTGCAGAAGATGGAATATTTACTTTACCAAGTGAAACTCCTCTTGTAAGTGTTCAGTTAGCTAATTTGTTTGATATATTGACATATTTGTCTTGGAAATCTGCTTGTAATCAGTTTGATAAAACTTTAAATGACTTACATAATAAATAAAAAATGAGCACATACAATACTACATACGATTTAACATCTTTAATGGAAGATTTCAAGAAATGTGCATTAGCTGCTGGCTTTTGTACTATTAAATTTGGAAAACCAGACCACATAAACTTTGACCATAACATCTGTTATGATTTATTAAATATTGACTACCCTACATCTTATGTTGCTGAAGGAGTTAAAGAAGTTTATACTTTTGATTTAATATTAGCTAGACCAGGAAGAAGAGCAAGTAAACTTGGTATCACAAAATTTGATGATTTTGCTGTTACTTCAATGGCTGCTCTTGAATTGAAGTTATGGAACATGTTATCTTGTCTTGCCCTTGGTATTAGTGGTGGAGGTGGATGTAAAGCTCATATCCCTAAACATAAAATTCAAATAATAAGAGATAAAGGAACTTACAATGATAATCTAATAACTTTAAAGGTAAAATTTGATGCTATAGCAAATATTGCTGTAACTGTAGATCCTTGTGGTGGTGGTAGTAGTGGAGAAGGATGTGATAGTCCTTGTGCTGAATTTTTTGGTGCTTGTGGATGTACTGATCCCCTAGCAATAAATTATGATCCTAATGCTGGGGTTGATGATGGAACATGTTGTTACGGAGAAGGTGAGCAGCCTTGTGTAGATGATGATGTAACTACTTTTCCTCCAGTTTATCCAGCAGGCGAAACTCTAAATCCAATAGTAGAGCTAGAAGATGAGTAGACTAAGTAATATAGAAACCTTAGTAAAAGGAGCTGGTAAAATTGCAGAGAAAAAACTAAGAAAGCAATTAAACATTATCAGAACCAAAGGAGATAGTCCTAACAGAAAAAGAATGACAACTTCTGGAGATTTATCTTCAAGTTTAAAGTCAGAAGTAGTAAATTCTGGTGGTAATAGAATGACTGTAGTTGTAACTACAGAACATAAGTATGGATTATTTTTAGATAGAGGAATAAGTGATGTTCCTTATTCAAAAGGATCAGGAGAAGGAAGCAAACCAGGAAGTGCTTACATAAAAGGATTAGCTTCATGGGCTGCTAAAAAGTTTTATGGAGGAGATTATAAAAAAGGATTAAAAGCTGCCTTTCGTATTGCAGCAAAACAGAAAAAAGAAATGAAAGCTCCAATGAATTTAGGTTGGGTGCAAGAAATCGTAAGAGAATTAGATAATGAATTAGTAGAATATATGAGATCACAAATCATGATGGCTATTACCATTGATGTTCATAAAGCTCTACATAAAACAATATAAAACATGGCATCAGCTTCATCACCATTAATGATAATGCACGATATAAATAGAGTATTTTTATCAGCATATAGACCTATTTTATTAACTGCTTATTGTAGTGATAATGACATAGCACATCTTAGAGGGGAATTATATATAGATTCAGGATACCAAGATGGTCTTTTGGATCAATGGGTTACTACTGGTGTAATGATGAATGCTTTTACTAAAAATATAGATGGTGTTTCTCAAACTGGTTTTTATGAGTTTAATGTTATGGAGTATTGCAGACATTATACTGGTCAAGCTAACAATCCTATTTGGTCTTGGAGCACCTATGTAGCAATGGGTAGATTAGAAACTAATAGGTTTCAGCTTAGAGTATGGCCAGTTAGATATAGCCCTAATGCTCAAGGACAAACTTTTGATGCTGAAGAGGATACAGCAGTATCTAATTCATTTATAGCAACTCCAGCTAACACAGATCATGAGATAAGCACATCAGGCTGGTCTATGTTTGGATATTTAGATAGATATACTTTAGGTACAAATTTTCAAAGTGGATCTGGAGCAACTGAAACTACACTACCATTAACTAGGATGCCTAATCCTACGAATAATGAATATAAGCATGGACAACACATTAGCATGTTTGATCAACAAGGGGATTCTTTATACACTTATTTTAATGTAAGCAAAACAAGCCCTAATTTATATGTATGTATCCTTGGGTATAATGATGGAGTAACTGCATCTTTTCTTGACTTAATAGATGTTACTAATAAAGTTCCAGAAAAATTTAGACTACCAGTACATCCAAAATCACTTGATATGTTTTTAACTCTTGCTAGTGGTGCTCCTTATAATAAAATAGTAGATGCTTCAGGAGATTTAATTTGCAAAAGAGTAGCTATATGTATGCTGAGTGGAACTGGGTTTTTTGGTGTTAATGAATTTTGGAGCACTAGACCTTATGAAAGTACAGCAACCCCTACAGCTTTATGGCAAAACATTCATTATGATAATTCTGTTTCAGGTGAGCTTCATAATATTAATCAAGGTAAATGTGAAAGAACTAAATTTGTTTTTCAAAACAGATTAGGTGGGTATGATTGGTTTAGCTCTTATGGTACTCATAAACAAGCTGTTACATTGTCAGGAAATAAGTACGAGAGATCTTCAGGTACTTGGCATACTGGCCAACACTCAAGAACTTGGTTAAAAACAGAAAGAGAAGATAATTACTCTGTTATATCTCAACCAGTAAATAAACAAACTGCATTATGGCTATCAGAGTTAGCTACAAGTGCAAAAGTATGGGTTCAAATGCCTTATCAAAACGCACAAGGCCATGATCCTATGGGAGCACATCATCTTATACCAGTATTAATCAACCCTAACACTTTTGAATTATATTCATCAGATGAAAGCACATATTTCGTGCAATTTGAATATACTTTATCAAGTAAGAAAACACAACCTAGAGGATAATGGCAGAAAGTCAAGAACCATATAATGTAGTATTAGAGATTGGAGAAGAAAATGGAGTTAAAAGTGTTTCTAATAATGTAGTAATAGGCACAAATGATATAGATGTTTATTATGGCTGTAAAGAACCAGCTAATGACCAAGGAGATATGGCATTTAATCCTACTACTGGCTTTCCAGACATATCTAAAGAAGGTTATAGTGGAAATTATATAGGTAATTACTGGGGAATAGGTGATCTAGGACTTGGATGTAGTCAAACAGAAATACAACCTAATTTAAGTGGTATAGCTTATGAGCCTACAAGTAGCTCTAAATTAATTATGTTTAATTTAGGAGTTCCTCCAGGTGCAGGAAATCCTCAATTTTATAGATTAGAGCCTTGGAGTTTTGGTAATGGCTTGCACAGACCTTATAATGGTGTTCAGCAAGGTAGACAAGGCACATGGAGTGTTCAAGGAAGATGTCTTTACATTAAAAGAACTTTAGGTTCAACTCTTACCATGTGTTTTGATGTTGTTGATAGTTATGGTAGCGACATGCTTATTGTTAAAGGTAATGGAGGAGATCAGTTAGATGATTATTCTCAAATAGACAATACATGGCATGTAGGTAATCAAAATTTTAATCATGAAAATTACGAGTGGTATGTTTCTCCTTATGTTCATTCTGGAAAATGGGATAGTAGTGGTAATAATCTAACTTGGAATGGAGAAAGGCAATCAAAAATAATGTCTTATAGAGGAAAACAGTTTAGTGGAAGTGGGCAAAATGTAGAAATAAATGAATGTTTTTATAATGAAGGATACCTTGGATTAAGATCATCAGACTTTAGAGAAGCTATAGATGGAGGTGCTTTTGATGATGGTCAGCCAGGAGTAAATGATGGACTTCATTCTTGGGAAATAAAAATTACAGTAGCTTCAATAACTAATGCTAAAATTGAACTTTTTGAAGGAACTCCTACAATTCCTGCTATAACTTCTGGATTGTCTAATGGGTTTGAAATAACAACTGCTGGTAGTTATACAGTTTGTTTATCAGCACTACCTCATAGTGCTGTTTGGAGAGGAAAAAATAATGCTGGTGCTTTTGCACTTTCTGATACTGGAATGGAAAAAGTAAAAGGAAGCCCTACACCTGAATTTGCTGATATGATGGATGGTCAGCTAACACTTTTAAATATTACCACTATAGATAATGGTATGAGTTCAAGTGCAGTTATAGAAAAAATAGAGCTTAAAAGAAAAGAGCCAGACATCAGAAGAGAATCAGAAGATATTTTTGGATCAACTGTAAACTATGATGTTCCTGATTATAAATGGAATTATCTTGAAGTAACAGAAAGCGAAGGAGTGCCTTTATCTTTAAATTTTAGTGTTGGAGATATAGGTGATATTTCAAAAAGAACTGCTGGATATTCAAAAACATTTATGTTGCCAGCAAGTGCTCATAACAATGCTATTATAACACCAATGTTAGCTGTAAATTCACAAAAAAGCACTATTGGATGGCAAAGAGGAAGAGTTAAAGCAAATGGTGTTCATATTTTTGAAGGATTATTACGTATAGAAGAAGGTAATACTGCAAATGGAGGTTTTTATAAGTGCCATATAGTTGAAGATACTATAGATTGGACTGAAGATCTAGGAGAATCTACATTATGTGATGTATTTATGCTTGGGGATGATGGAGATAATGGTTGGACATCACCTACAAAGACAAAAGGATCTTTTGAAGTACAAGATAGCTGGTTACATTCTAAACCTTTTGATACATTTTCTCCAGGAGGTCATCATGTTCCTGCCCAGCCATGGTTTTGGGGATTAGCTCAATATGGAGAATGGTATTTTAAATCAATAGGTGCAGCAGGAAAAGAATTTAAACATAATGCTCAAGATTTCCACCCAGTTGTTTATACTAAAGTTTTGGTAGATAGAATATTTGAATCTATAGGATATACAGTACAAAGTAGATTTTTAAATAGTACAACAGCACATTTATTATGCCACCCTTTTGGTGCTGGTGAAGATTATTTAGTAAGTAATAATATTTTTGGTGCTGGTGGAGATTATTATGGAAAAGCAAAGACATCTGGAAGTTATCAATCTAGTGATCTTTTAGGAACTTCTAATTTTGAAAGTGGAGGTTATATTCCTGCTAACATTAATGGTAATGGTTGGGATAGAACTTGGTATCCCTCAATAAATGTACAAAGTGATGTAAGTAATAGTTTTACTGGTAATGGTGGTACTAATTCAGCTTTTGGATCTAGCAATCATGGATATGTAATTCCTTTTGATGGAGATTGGAAATTTGCTCTTGCTGGTGTTATTGATGTAAGTTATAGTACCTTTGGAGATGGAGGTGCTGTTGATGTAGAATTTTTAAGAAATGGAGTTGTTGAAGGATATATTTGGCCAGGTGATTTACCAGGACTTACTGATCATGGTCAGTACGCATTTTCAGGTTCTGTAACTATAGTAAATGCTAATGCTGGAGATGTTCTTAGTTTTAGAATAAGAGCCGAAACTTACATGTGGTGTTGTAAATATTGGGTTAGAGCTGATGATCTTGAAGCATTAGTATATCCTTTAGCTACTGGAGCAGTACCATCTATAGCAATGAATAATAGTAAAATATTAACTTGTGATACTAAACAAATTGATGTTTTAAAGGGTTTAACAGATATGTTTAATCTTCAATGGAAGGCAGATGCAATTAATAAAACTATTCATATAGAACCTTATAATGATTTCTTTGGTTCTGGAGCAACATTAGATTGGACTGAAAAAATAGATCTTTCTAAATGGAATGATAAATTTATAGTAGAAGAATTAGCTAAAGAAATAGTATTTAGATATGAAAGAGATAGCCAAGATGATTTAATAGAAGTTGTAGATAGATGGAGAGAAGCTAATGGTAAAGGTGAATATCAGACTCACATTGAAATACAAAGTGAAAGATTTAGAAAAAAAACTGTAGAGCTAGGAACTGGAGAATTTAAAGTTTCTGTAAGTACAAATGCTTATGGACTTCAGCCTAATCCTAGCCAACACACTAATGGAGATTATGGATGGGGAGATCTAGCTTGGACTGATCCTCAAATAAATAAAGCTAACCCATTAATGCCTATTTATTGGATGAGTGATGGGGGTTCTATAAATGGAATAGCTAGACCTGACAGAGTACAGTTTCCACAAATGAAATTAAGGATAGTAAATAATTATAGTTTACTTAATGGTCATCATAATGAACAATCTTATGATGCTAATAATAGATCAGTTCATAAATGTAGTAGTTACAAATGGGAGAATGATCAAGGTAACACTTCAACACTAGATGAATATCCTTACATGGACTGGAAAAATGGATGGAAGCAAGGTATAGATACAGATCCTTATTGTCTTTCATGGAATAATTTTGATGACACTAAAGGAAAGGAAAGTTTAGGTCTTTTTGAAAAATATTGGAGAGTAGCTTATGAAAAAATGAATGGTGGTTCTGTTTTAAGAACAGCATTTATGAATTTGACTCCTATTGATATTGCAACATTTGATTTTAGAGATTTAATTCACATAAGAATTGATCAGGTTTCAACATATTGGACTGTAAATAAAATAGTTGATTATCAGCCTAATAAGAGTGTACTTACTAGAGTAGAGTTGTTAGAGTATAAACAAGCAGTTGATTTTGCAAGAGAATATTCTGGGGAATCTAAGAAAAGAAAAGTAGATTTAACAAAGGAAGTAACTTCTGAACCAAAAAAATCATTAAAAAGAGATGGGGGGTTTGCATTACAAAACGACACTAATAATTCTGCTCAAGGGAAAGGTGTAGCTTTAGGTACTGGAGTTGTTGCTAGTGATAATCAAACTGTAATAGGAAAGTACAATAATCCTAACTCAACTGATATATTTCAAGTAGGAATAGGAACAAGTGATGATGACAGAAGAACTGCTTTTTCAATAGATAAAGATGGGTGTGTTAAAGTTGGAGGAGGAGAAATATATGTAGAAGAAACAGATGGAACAATACATGATTTAATAGTAAAAAAACCTTCTTATAAAATAGCTGAAACTATAATAAACGAAAATGGAGATGTATCCATTAGAGCAATAGATTTTTCAGACACAGATATAGAAAAGCTTTATTCAACAAGAGAAACAGAAGAGGAAGCAAGAACAGTAGCAAAAGGAATAAAAGACAGAGGTAATCAATATTAAAAATAAATAAATGGCAACAGAAACTACTTTATATAGATTTAAAGCTAATCTAAAGGAATTAATATTACTTAACACAAAGCTTAAAGAAGCAACAGCTCAGTTAAAACTTTTAAAAACTGGAACAGTACAGTATGCTGCTACTGCAAGAAGCATGACTACCATGACTACTCAAATGGGCAAAACATCAGGTGCTATTAAAAGAACTACTGCATCTACAAAAAGATTAAATGCTTCAGGGATGAGAATGGTGGCTATATTTAAGTCTGCAAGTATAGCTATTATGGCTGCATTTGCCTTTAGAGCTATTATTAGTGGTATAAAGGGTGTTATTACTGTATTTGCTAAGTTTGAGGAGCAGATGGCTGCTGTGAGAGCCATTTCTGGAGCTACTGATGAAGAATTTAAAGAATTAGCAGCTAGTGCTAAAGAATTAGGTAGAACAACAGTTTTTACTGCAATCCAAGTTGCACAATTACAAGAAGAGTTTGCTCGTTTAGGTTTTACTACACCAGAGATACTAGCAGCCCAAGATGCAACATTAGATTTAGCTGCTGCAACTGGAGAAAGTTTATCTTCAGCAGCAGCCATAGCAGGATCATCTTTAAGAGCTTATGGATTAGATGCACAGCAAGTTGTTAGGGTAACAAATGTCATGGGAGCTTCTTTTACTGGTTCTGCCTTAAATCTTGAAAGATTTACACAATCTATGAAGTTTGCAGCTCCAGTTGCAAAGACAGCAGGATTTACTATTGAAGAAACAAGTGCTATGCTAATGACATTGGCTGATGCTGGTATTCATGGATCTATAGCTGGAAACGCATTAAAGAATGTTTTTATAAGACTAGGTGATGCCAATTCTTCTTTAAATAAAAGTATAGGACATACTGTTCAGGGTTTACCTCAACTTATAGTTGAGCTTGAAAGAATGAAAGAAGAAACATTTAATCTTACTGATGCTACTACTCTTCTTGATAAAAGGTCAGCTCCAGCATTCTTGATATTAATAGATAATATTGAAAAATTAAAATTATCAAGTGATTTATTAAATCAAGCTGAAGGAGATATAAATAGAATGGCAGCTATTAGATTAGATACTCTTACTGGAGATTTTACATTATTAAAGTCTGCAACAGAAGGACTGGGTATTGCTATTGGAGAAACATTTAATTTAGCTTTAAGAGAGTCTACAACTGGATTAACAAAATGGGTTCAAAGTTTATCAGAAAGTGATAAATTTTTAAATGGAGTAAATGGAACTTTTAAACTAATATCATTTACAATAAAAGGTTATATTGCAAGATTAGCTTTAATGAGAATAACACAAATAGCTACTGGTAGATCAATGGTTAGTTTAACTAGATTTATGCAGGTTTTTCAAGTACACCTAAAAAGAGGAACAGTAGCAGTTTATGCACAAACTATAGCATTACAAGGTTTAAAGGTAGCATTAGCTACTACTGGTATAGGATTGCTTATAGTTGGTCTAGGAGAATTAGTGGCTTGGTTAGGGAAAACAGATGATAGCATGAGAGAAGCTAAATTTAATGTAGAAAGGTTAAATGAAGCTTTTAATGATGAAATGAAAGTAGTAAAGGAGCTAGGAACATTTACAGAAGAAAGACATGATGCTTTAAGAGAAATGACAGCAACTTATGGGGATTTAGTAGGCATGATAGATTTAGAAATACTTTCTCTTGAAGAATTGAAAAAAGTAAGAGAAATAGTAAATTCAGGTTCAGGGGAACAAGTATTAATTGATGCTGCTAATAATAGAATAGATTTAATAGAAAAAGAAAGAAATTTAAAAGATGCTGCTTTTTTAGAAGAAATAGATAGGTTAGAACAAACTGGAGAAGCAGGGAGTAGAATGGTGAAGAACCCAGCTCATAATCCTATGAAAGAGTTTTCAAGAGCATTTATAGAAATTAAAATTTCTAATGAAGAAGCTATTGCAGAACAAGAAAGAAGAAGAATTGCTATGCTTGATAGCAAGAATCAAGAAATAGAGGATCAAACTAATTATGTAAAAGAAAAACAAGAATCAAGAGATGAAGATATAAGAAATCAAGCTGAAGCTAACGGAATTGACCTGAAAGGACAAGAAAGCTATAGACAACAAGAGAGAATGATAAATCTTAATGCCCTTGAAGATTTTAGAGTAAAGGCATTTAAAGAACAAGAAGTAATCCAAGATAAAGCAAAAGTTAGATTAGAGGATTTACAAAGAGCTAGAGATTTACTAAATGCTTCAGAAGAGTTAGATAAAATAAAAGCAAAAGGTGATCAAGAAACTACAGATAAATACCAGGCATTATACACTAAAATGTGGAATAACACAAGTAAAGAAGGTAAAGCTTTTTATGATGAATTTGTTTCTCAGCAAGGAACTATAAATGTTAAAATATCTGAGTTTAGAAAATTTGTTACTAATCTTTCTAAATCATTAACTAAAAATGGTGATGCTTTTGATAAATCAGGTCTTTCTGGTTTTAAATTAAACAAAACAAAAGACAGATTAAAAGAATTAATGGATGTTCAAATAAAAACTATTAATGATACACTAGTAAGACAAGCTGATGCTGCTGATCAAGGTTTTCTTTTAAAAATGAATCAGTATGACAGAGAAGAAGAGTTAATAAGAACAAACCAGGAATCTCTTATTGCTATTAGTGATAAAAGTAGTGTTAAACAAATTCAAGCTGATATTAAAGCTAATAGAAATAAATTTGAAACTTTAAAGAACATGAACGAAACAGAGTGGAATGATTTAATGGCTAAGACTGGAGTTAAAAAAGAAGAGCTTACTGCTGTTCTTGTTCAGCTTCAAGCAGAAGAAGATGCAAAATTAGCAACAAATTTAGAGCTACAATCATCTACTTTTGATTACTGGGAAAATGAAAAGTTAAAAATTGCATACAGAACTAACAAACGAGAAGTAGATGCAATAAGAGATAAAAACAAAACTGAGTTAGCAATGATGGATAAAAGTTTTGTTAATATAGGTAAAGTATGGAAAAAAAGAGCAGGACTTGCTACAAAAAACAATAAAGATGAATTAGCTGATATAAAAACAAGAGAAACTCTTGGTATTATTACAGAAAAACAAGCTGATGCAGAAAGATTAAATGCTGCAAAGACTCTCAGGGATGAAATGAATGCCATTGAAGATGAAAAATTAGCTAAGACAAAAGAAATTTATTCGCAAATTTCTGGAATGGTAATAAGTGTATTTAATAATATAGCTGAAGCTAGAATAGCAGATTTAGAATCAGATTTCATTACTACATCAGAAAATGAACAAATTAAGTTTGATAGAAAACTTGAAATAGCACAAGCAGCAGGAGAAGATACTCAGGGAATGGAAGAAGAGCATGCCATGAACATGAGAGCTTTAGAAAAACAGAAAGAAATAGATATTACTGCGATTAAAAGAAAGCAGTTTAATATGGAAAAAGCTAATAATGTTATTATGGCTATAATTAATGGAGCACAAGCTATTACTAAAGTTACAGCACAAACTGGTATAGGAGCTATAGCTGCTGCTCCAATTACATCAGCATTAGTTGCTGCTCAAATTGGTGCTATAATGGCACAAAAATTTGTAGGAGCTAAAGGAGGATTAACTCCTAGTTTAAGCTCAGAAGGAACTTTAGAGAAGTTTGCTAGTGGTGGAATGGTTCATGGAAAATCACACGCACAAGGAGGAGAAAAGTTTAGTGCAGGAGGTAGAGTTGTAGAACTAGAAGGTGGTGAAGCTGTAATTAATAAAAAATCTACAGCAATGTTTAAGACACAGTTATCTTCTATGAATGTTGCTGGTGGTGGTAAAAAGTTTGCTTTAGGAGGTATATCTCCAGGAACTAAAACTCAAATGGATGCTGCTACAGATGGATGGACTGCTAAAGATGTAGCTGGTATTATATCTGGTGCTATAAATTCACAACAAGTTTTTGTTTCTGAATCAGAAATAACTACTTCACAATCAGTTGTTGAAATCTCTGAAGGTAGAGCTTCATTATTCTCATAATTTAATTTAATATTTGTAAAATGGAAGATTTAAGAAAATTGTTTTATCAGTTAATTTTAGGAAAAGGCATAAAGATTGCTTCTAAAGAACTTTATGACAAAAGGATGTCAATATGTAGGAGCAACCCTTGTGGTGTCTACCAGAACCCTTTAAAGCTTAATGTGCTTGAAAAGTGTGGTGCTTGTGGATGTTTTTTAAGAGCTAAAAATAATATTGATGAAGATTTTATAAAGTGCCCAAAAAATTGGTGGAGATAGATGCCTAATAGCATAGAGGTTATTGAAGAGTTTAAGGACTCTGTCTTTAAAGAATCTATAATAAGGTGGGGAAACGATTTTACAATTAAAGATTTAGTTTATCATTTAATTGAAAATGGAATTATATCTCCAAAAACTTTAAGAAATTACATGATGTTTAAAGATTTTGATAAATTTTTAATACAAAATGGTGGTCATATTGGCCATACATTTATGGATCTATCCATTAAGCATAAAATATGTGAGAAACAATGTAGAAATATTATCTACAAACAAAGATATAAAATGGATAAAGATTTTAATATAAAAAGAGAAGATTAATACAATTCTTTTGTGTAGAACTCAATAGATCCTACTTCACTCCAAACCTTTTTAGCACAAACAGTATGTATGTGTGAATCTTCTTCAAGAAGAGCATCCATTAATCCTTTTAAAAGATTATCTATATCTGGCCTTTGCTGATGGTTTTTGCCTAACATTTGAGCTTTCTTTTTCTTACTCCAGGAAGGTGGCATGGGAATATTAAAAACACAATATATTTCATTGCCTAAACAGAAATTATTTTGATCTGACCAATTTTTAATGTCATCTTTATATTCCCAATACTTTAAGACTATAGGTCTTTTTTTCCAAGAATCTGCCTGAGTCATTCTTGGTTTAGCCATTCCCTTTTTAGGATATAAAATCATTATTGCACAAAAGGAACTGGATCTTTTATACTCATTTTATCTTCCTCCCCAATAACCTGAGAAACTATTTCTAAATTATAAGAGCCATCATAAACTATACCTACAACTCTACTTTTACCATCTTTTTCTATTTTCTGTATATGTTCTACTAAATCACTTCTAAAAAAAGCACCTCCTTTAGCAGCTCCTTTAGCATCTAAGTCTATAAAAGCTCTTACATTTTCCCCTAATTCTTCTTTTAAATTTTCTTTATTTTCCATTTTTCTTTTCTTTTAATAAATAATTATATTTTTTTAAACAATTAGCATGAACTATTTTATCATCATCTGCTCTTTTTCTATTACAAGGACACCCTTTAAATCCTTGATTACACATTGGGCATAAGTCCTTTAGATCTGGCTGTAATATATTAGACCTTGCCATCTTCTTCATTTTTTAACTTGTCCATAATATTCTTTAATCTAGTTTCTACAGCACCATCTACACTTGAATTATAAGTACCCCAATCACCTGGCCATACTTTAACTCCTTTTAATCTTCTCTTTGTTTTTATGTTAGACTGTTTTCTTCTTTCAACATAATCTTCATAAGATTCATTTTCTTGTCTTTTCATAATCTTCTAAATTTTGAAATAATTTATTTTTATAACCATAATTTGCACTTAGACACATTCTTACTAGACTAATTAATTTCTTTAGCATTTTCAATATCATCTTTAGGTAAATTATTTATAATATTTTGAGTTAAGATTTCAAGTCTATCTGTGCCATCATAAACTAAACCAACCATTCTATCTATTCCTTTTTCTTCTATAGACTCTATTACATCTTTAATACCCTTGTATTCAACAAATTTACCTCCTTCAGCATCACCCATAGCTCTCATGTCAATACAAACTCTGTATTGCATATTATTGTCTATTACTGTTACTCTATCGTTTGTAATTGCTTTTTGTTTTTTAGTCATTATTATTTCTTTTAATTTTTTCTAATTCAAATTCTAAGTGAGCTATTGCTTTAGTAAGACATTCTACTGGAGTGTCATGCTTGTGATAGCTCCGTAAGATGTAAGTGGTGGCAGTTGCGAGATGATAAGGAAGATCAAAGTTATCACAAACTTTTCTTGCTTCATAACCTTCTTTTCCTTTATAATAATCAGGCACTCTACTATCACTCATAATACCTCCAGATCTAGTTTTACCACCATACTGATCTATATTTCTATCTTTTTCATAATAGTGTTTATTATGATTATCCATTGGTTTCTCCATATTGTCCTTCTATATCTATATTAATAATTTTAATATCAACTTCACCTTCTTTTTTACCTATTTTTCTTAAAAGCTTACTTTTGATGTGATCATATATATCATCTTTGTTTTTAGATAAAGCAAAGGTATCTATACTATCTTGTTTTACTTTAGTCCTAATGTAATTACTCCTGCTGCTGTTTCTATATTCAAAATCAACTAGCACTCTGTAAATTGGTTTCTTCATTTATTTTTTCTAGTAATTGTAGTGGAGTATATATTGGAAGATTATCATTGTAGTTTTTATAGATACAAGTGAAATTTTCATCTTTACCTTTCTTCCAAGTCCACAATACTTTTGAAGTATTTTTTATCTGACCTCTTAAAAGTGATCTTATAGTATTGTATGCCATGTGCAAATTTAATTTTTTTTATTGAATAAAGTGATTTATATCATACTTTGTTGCGTTTCCTTGAGATAAGAGTTGTCATCTAAAGCTTCTCCTACTTCACTATACCTACCATTTTGTAAATTATATTTAAACTCAACTTTACCTAACTCTCCAATATGTCTGAATTTAACTTTCTGGACATAAACATCAGTTAAACCAGCTTTAAAATCTCTATAAACTGTTATTCCATTATCAACTTGATTGTAAAAGTTAGCAGAACCAGCCACATCATAAAGAGTTGGAACATCATAATAACCATTATCTTGTTTTTGCATCTTCCTGGGATGTGCTACCAGGAATATATGTATATCATATTTTTGTTTAAATATTGTAAGCTTAGTCAAAAACTTATTTATAAAATTAGTTTCGTTTTGACCTCCAATATTAGCATCAATTTTATTATATGGATCAATTATTAAAGCATTTATGCCATGCCTTCTAATTAATCCTTTTGCAGTTTCAAGAATAGAATCTATTTTATATACATCACCATCAGGTCTTATCCAATGGAAATGTTCTGATATAAATTGTTTAGCTGAACCTAATTCACTTTTAGTCATCCTATCATATCTAGTTATTTTTCTAAATGATTTACCAATTAACTTTTCGGCTAGTACAGAAAAATGTAGTTGCATTGGATAATGCTCTGGACTAAACACACCAAACTTCCAACCATGTTGAGCAGATAATCTCATTGCTAAATGTTCTAAAAAATTACTTTTACCATGAGTAGGTATTCCAGTTATCACAGTTAATTGTGAAGAAGCAAAACTAAATAAATTATCAAATGAATTATGATTAATAGTGTTACCTCTTTTTAAGCCTTGATCATATAATGTATCAATATCTACATCAAAATCATTTACATTCAACACACCTTCTAATGGATAGCTTTGAGCATTATCTATACAATGTTTAACTGCATCTTTATCGTAGCTAATTAAAACATCATTAATATCTTTACATCCATCTGGATATGCAACTCTATAACAAATATCTCTGCCTATTCTTCTTGATAACTCCTCTTGTAGCTTTTTACCTGGATCATCATTATCTACAGCTAAATAAACTTTCTCTAAATCTTCAGGAAAATCCTTTAAGTATTCCATCTTTAAATTACTAGCACCATTAGGTACTGAAACACAATTCTTATATCCTGCTTCATAAAATGCCAACTTATCCATTTCTCCTTCCACAATTATAACACTAGTCTTTCCTAATAAATCATCTAGCCCATACATGATTCTTTCGGCATCCTTTACTAGTTTAAAATTCTTAGCTGCATCTCTATATTTTACATTAATTAATCTACTATCTCTAAAGTATTTGAACTGTATGGTAGTTGCTTCTTTACCTATTTGTGGCATATATTCTTTACCCTCTGCAATTCTATTCTTGATCATAGTTTCAGCAGATATTCCTCTATCATAAAACCATTTTATAAGTTTTTCTGAGTAAACTTGATTAACATTTATTTCTTTAGGTAGAATGTAAGCCTTTTCTTGCATAAAGTTGTTTTGTTTTTTTAATCCACCAGTCCATCCACAGTTATGGCAATTCCAAACTCCTTCATCTATATTAACTGATAGACATGGATCACCTTTTTTCTTTCTTTCTTGAGAGCATTTAGGACATTGAGTCTTAACTTGTCCTGAATTTTTTTTTATTGTTATGCCATATTCGTGAAAACTCATTAAAATACCATTCCATCAAATTCACCTCCTGACACTCTACCCTTAATATTTGAAGTGATTTCATCATCCCAACATTCTTGGTTCAGCCAAGTGCAAGGATGTTTTTTAAATTTAATATCTGTTATTGAATCTGAATATTGTTGTGCAGCAACAACACATTTCTTGCAATTATCTAAACTTAATTTAATAAACTTATTAAAACATAACTTTCTGCTTTTCTTTACATTATAAGCTTCCCAAAATTCAGAAAATAAAACACTCTTTTCATTCTTAGTATTATCCTCTACATTTTTGAGGAGGGGTGCTCCACATTTTTGAGGAGGGGGTGTTTTTGCTGATGAAGGTATCTTTGAAACAAGAGAAATCATCCTTTGATCTACATTTTTGGCATCACTTTTAACTAAATATATCTTAATGAATTTATGAAGAGATAGGTTTTGTAAATTTCTACTTATGCTTTTAGGATTTCTATCAAATAGCTTTCCAAAATAAGCATTAGATGCCCAACAATAGCCTTTAAAGTTCGTTAGACAAGTTATTTCGGCATAAAGCAATCTTTCCATTGGATTCAGTTTTTTACTGTATCTAACATCAGCAGGAATTACTGCGTAATAATTTGGTTTTTCACTCATGTTTTGTTTTGTTTTGTTTTGTTAGTTAAAAAAAAGGGGAGAGTTACAATAATAAAAACATTTAATAGTTATATTTTGTCCGTAGTGGACACTCCCCCCTAATTTATTTAGAATGGTAAATCATCTTCTTGTTCAACTACTGCTTTCTTAGCAGATGGTTGCCCAGCACCTTTAGTTGGCTTCCAAGTATCTACATAAGAGTAATGTGTTATCCCAGTATCAGAAGGTTCTTTTCTTCTTGTTACAATAAGGTTTACCCAACCATTATCATCTAACTCTTTTAATTGTTTTGCGAAATCCTCAACCTTAATGCTTATTTTAAGTTGAGCACCTCCATTATCAAATGTTTTTTCTTTGATAATCATTCCATTTACATACTGTTTTTCTGTCATTTTTTGTTATTTATTAATTAATTTAGTTGTGTTCTTTTTTAAAATCTTTATTGATTTTTGCATTACATCAATCTGCCTTTCCATGTGATCTATTTTTGCTGCTCTATATCCAGTTGCGTACTCATCTTGTACAGCCAAGTACATATCTTTATATTTTGGATAATATTTTAAGTTCCATTTATGATCCTTTGTGTATTTTAAAACTGAAGCATGATGCCTTCCTACTAATACTCCTGCCCTAGTTGCAGAGCATCCCTCTTCTCTTAACATTGAGCCTAAAATACTTCTAGCTAGTGCTATATTAGTATGCCTATCTTTACTCCTTATAACTTGTCTTGATATACCTGAAACCAATTCTATTATTTTAGTTAAAGCTTCTTCATTACTACTCATATTTATTTCTTTCATCACTTAATTTTCTTGATTGTGTTAATATTTTTTTTGCTCTTTGTGTATCTAAATTTTCTGATACATAATACAATGAAGCTATAAACCTTTTCTTTTCAGAACTATAATGTTTAAATCTATCTACTTCATTGTCTAAAACTCTTGCTATCTCTAAACCTACTTCTTTGTAACATAGCTGTAAATACTTAGTTCTTAATGTTGATGAATGTATTTTTTCACCTAACAAACCTAAAGAATCCCATTTATTTTCTTTAAAATAAAATATTGGTATATCACTAAACATTTCTTTTGGAATGGCAGATAAGAAATTTATAAAATAATCTATTGGTATATATCCATCCTTATTTCTAGCTATTATTATATTTCTATATTTATGTATATAACTATATATTTTTCTAGCTTTTTGATCATTATTCAAATACTCCTCTTTTAAACATCTCTTGATACTGGTCTTTAGGATCTCTAGGCCAGTCGTTCTCCCTAAGATCCTTGATGATTTTTTCTGCTTCATTATAAGTCAAATCGTTAAAATTAATATTATCGTACTCTCTGCTAGTTCCAGATGTTTGCATAAGCTGTTCTATAAATCCTATCTGCCACATAGAACATTGCTCATCATCTAATATATCATCTATCCAGTCAGTCATTTTTATTTTGATTTAAAGTCATCAGACTCATCTTCACCGAAGAATCCATTTTCATAGAAACCAGCCAACTTTAGTACAATTCTTGACATAGCTCTCTTTTCTGCCATAGCAACTGGATATGCGTTCTTATTGTTTTTAGGAGTTGCTTCCCCAAAAGTTTGAATAATCTTATCTCCCATCTTTCCTTTTGCTTTTATTAAGCAATGTGAGTGATCATCAGATAAATTAACTAATTCATATTGAATTTCAATCCCTTGTGCCGACATAATCTTGTCTACACCAGCCCTAGTTATGATTGTGTAATGAGCATGTTTAAAAACATCTTCTTTAACCAGGTTGTTGGCAATGAATAATCTTCTTAATGTTTCTTTTTTAGTTTCTGCTACTTTATTTTCTGACATTTTTTTCTTTTTTTAATTTATCACTAGTTTTTATTTTTATTGTTGCTTGATATAATTCTTGAAACACATGCTCTGTATTCATGTATTTAGACAACTCATACATTTCTCCATAATATTTCTGCATATCATCTTGCTCTTGTTGGTGTTGAGCAAACACTTCTTTCATTTTTCCCATTTATTTAATTTTAGTTATTTTTCACTTATTTGATTAAAATGTATTGATGCCTTCTTTCTTTCTTCATTGTGAATGTCTGCATTTTTTTCTGCCATTGCTATTGAACCACTAAAGAACCCAAAACCATACATTATAATTGCTACCATAATACTTATTAGAATTTCCATGTTTATTAATTTTTAATTATTTTTTGTTATAATCTTTCAGCACATATTTTGTGGGTCTTTACTCTGTTTATTTTAATATTAATTTAATCTTTTGCCAAAATGTCATTTGTCTATAATCCCAATAGAAATTAATCGCTTGTGGTACTCCACTTTGGAAACAATGGATTTTA